CCACCCCGAAGGGGTGTAGTAGTGCAAATTCTGACTTGTACCTGATGTCGCTCGCAAAATTGCAGGCGTCACAGTACCATGCTGAATAATCGTATTCGCAGGCACAGAGGAAGACCACTGAACAAGTTTCACGATCGAAGGCTTTGAAACAAGCGATTGGATGATCAAAGGATCGTCTCCATTCGCTCCAGTAACCCTGTTGTCAATAGTGACTTCATTCGCTGGATCAATTGCCAATTTATCGATCGGGACTCTCGTCTCCGTGTTGGCGAAAGCATGAAAAACCTTATTTTGCATAGGTTCAACATCCTTCACCACAGGCGCATTTGAAAATCCAAAGATCTTCGCAATGCGCGAAACCGCAGAAGCACCAATGTCCACAGCTCGAGCATACGGGCCTATACTGCCAGCATTTGAAAAATTTCTGGCAAAGCTCGCAATCGAAGCTGCAGGACCTGAGACCACACCGGATTGTAAAATTGCTTTCACGGTGGGTCCAGCTATCTCTACATTCATCGCATGTGCGTAAACCGACACGGTAATACCAGTGCCAGTCACGCCATTAGCGGATTGTAATTGAGAAAAGACTTGGTAATACAACTTGCCCATCTGCTGAAACTGAGATAACTTATTCGTATTCAACCACGTATGTGGCCAAAGAAACGGGAGATCCAGTTCAGCAGAAGCTGCAACTTGAGGCTCTAATTTCACTCCATGTGTTTGTGAAAGAGGAACAATATCTTCTGTGGAAAGTGGGGCAAACTTGCCAGAATTCAGAGTGTCATAACCAGCGCGCATAACGCCGTAATAAAATGGAGAAGCATTATATCGAAATTCCAAATGCAAATTGCAATGGATTCGCGAAAAATTTGCTAATTTGCTCGCAATGTACGTGTTACTGAAATAGGCAGCCCACGGGAACAGCGTTCGTGGAGAGAGTGAAAATGTATCACTCTCATTCCATGTGAACTGGTCGATCAAAACAGGTCGTTCTAAGAACTTCCCAAGATCAGCCTTTTCATCATTATGTTCACTGTAGGTTGCTTCAAAATCTGTAGTTTCAGAAACCAACTGCGACTCTCCAGCATCAACAAACTGAATTGTTTCTTGCTGTTTCATCGCAACGCCTGTCTCCTCACCGAGCATAGGCGTGGTTTCTTCACCACTTTGAAGCTGTGCAATTTCCCTCTTCAATACGGGGTGTGTGGCAGGGAAACACCAATCACACTCAAGATTTTCTTCATTGAAAGTATTTGCAGTTCAAATATTAAAACCTGGCATAGAACTATTATCCAGGTCGCTGATGAAGAAAGTGGTATCCAACCATACCATCCCTAAAAAGGGACTTTGAGGATCGCTCATGTGGGAATCAGGAGATAGCAATACTCGACATACTTCATTGTCAAGCAAGATCACATCTCCTGCGTACTATTGGTTTTGAGTTACTCACTCTGCTCGTAGCACCCCGAGCAATGTTCTGCGTTCTCACAAGCAGCCATATGCTTAGACACAAGATACATATAGTCTGGGAACGTCTCCTCTGGCACGTATTTTTCGATCCCGGCTTTCGCCACGATAGATCGGAATTTAGGGATGTACTCATTGTACTTATCCTCGCCATACTGAAACACTTCCATAACTGCACTTCTCAAGGTCTGGGCAGACTGCTCTTCCTTGCAGATAGTTTTGCTGGCAACACAGGCCGTCAACATCTTATCCAACGAAGCCCACTCAAGTGGACACGCAACACGCCCATCGGGCATCTCTACAAAGCTGCGCTTCAAAAACGTAACTTCTTCAATTGGAATATATGGGACGGACTCAGCTGTCTTGTCAGCCATCGTGTACTTGACGTCAAACATAGCCAACACACGCTGGATCTCTGTATGAGTGAACCAGGGTGCCAACTTACTGACATTCATCGCATTATCATCACCGTACGTAATCAAACTGATCTGATCCTTGAAACCACTCAAAGTGTGCTCAGGATTCAACAAATAGTAAACGTAACGAATGTATAAACTGTTCACAATACAGTTGATGATAACCGTCAAGGCGTGCCCCGACGGATTTGAACCAAAAAACTCAACCAAATCACTCTGAACCAATGTCAGAGGATACGCAACGTCATTCGCAATGCAACGCACAGCCACAATGTCTTCCTCCGGACGACCTGCAGCACGCAACACATTCACAATTAACTCAAAAGCGGCCAAAATGAACATTGGTGACATACGCTTGTCAAACTGCGAGTAATCACCAGCAATACAACGATCCTTCCCATGCTTGGTAAGGTGACGATACATTTCACGCCAACGACAACTATTACAATTAAGACCAGGAGCACCCTCAAAAACAAATGGGTTCAACTGGAATATACGCACAAAAGACAAAAGTTGCTGACGATACACAAACTGCCACGCTGCAGGTCCACCCATGAAACCACGGGTCTTCTTGATGGCGACTTTAGCCAAAGGTATGGGCTCATCTTTCAAGCTCATCACAAAAACTGGCATATATCGCTCACCACGAGCGTAAACATCCCGGATCAATCGAATCTCTTCCCAAACCTCCTCAGTGTACTCCACAGCATCGCTGTAGACCTCATCCTGGGGAATGGGCAGAATATAATTCTCCTTCGACTTGCGATAGGGGAATCCCATACTCGTCTGTCGTTTGATCTTATCCAGGAATTTCACACCTGGGTATCCATTCATGGTCGTCTTGTCATCCAACTTGATGATCTCTGCCAACTGCTTGGTCTGCAACTGGGACAAAATGTCCTCAGTGAATCCTTCTACACACTTGTCCAGTACTCCCTTGTCAAACAAGAAGTTCTGGGTGAGTGTAGGTTCGACATTCTTATGCCAAACTTCAGGACCCTTCATATGGGGCGGAGCACAACGCTCTACAAAACCCTCAGACACAGCAGCATCCGCTATCTTCGTGCGGACAACTCTAGATTTCGGCGCGGCACGCCACACTTTCCCCACTTCACTACCGTATATGTTGG